GCTGAACTATCATCACAGGAATTTGTTTCTGTTCAACCAATGAACTTACCTAGTGGTCTAATTTTTTACTTAGACTTCAAGTATGGTTCAACACAACAGGCTGGAAAATTACACGCGAAGAGCACAGATCTTCACGGTAATACTTCTAGTTCTGGCGACCCTAGTGGCGGTCTTTATGGCGCCGGTAAATGGGGTTATTCTATAAATGACAAGAACGCATCAGCTACAGTTGCTATCGCAGCTTCTGCATCTGCTGCAGACGTACGTCATGACGCTAACCTATCAGCTTCTGCTGTTGCTGGTGAACTTTCACTAGTTACTTTTACAGCTCCTGCTGATGGTGACAAAGACGGTGTCAAGGCATGGTCAATTACTGGTTCAGCTGCTGTTAAAGTTGCTGCATTCTATCCAGCATTCACATCTATTAGCGGTAATACCGTTACTATGATCGTTTCTGGTTCGCTTGCTAATACTAACACAGTTGACGTACAGTATCATGCTGCACCTGGTGAAACATCACGTGGTGACTTCGAAACTTCATTTGCTTCTGAAGGATCTAATCCTGAAGAAGACAATATAGGTATACCAGAAGTCGACATACAGATGAAGTCAATCGCTATTACTGCAAAAACACGTAAGTTAAAAGCTGTATGGACTCCTGAGCTAGCTCAAGACCTTAACGCTTATCACGCTGTTGATGCTGAAGCAGAATTGACTGCTATGCTTTCTGAATACGTTTCTATGGAAATAGATTTGGAAATCATCGACATGTTAAAACTTGGTGCTTCTGCTAAAACCGAAAACTGGTCTGCTAAAGTTGGTTATGAAATCAACGCTGCAGGTTCTGCTTTCGAAAGCACAGCTGCTAACGCTTCTGCTTACACAAAAGGTGAGTGGTTCCAAACTCTTGGTAACAAGATACAGTCAGTTTCTAATGCAATCCACAAGAAGACATTACGTGGTGGTGCTAATTTCATGGTGATCTCACCTGAAGTTGCTACTATCATCGAGTCTATCCCAGGATTCGCTAGCGATTCTGATGGGGACGCAACTAAGTCCTACGCAATGGGTGTACAGAAGATTGGTGCATTAAATAACAGGTTTAACGTTTATAAGAACCCATACTTACAAGATGATCAGATTCTTGTTGGTTTTAGAGGTGCTCAGTTCCTTGAAACAGGTGCTGTTTATGCTCCTTACGTTCCTATGATCTTAACACCAGTTGTTTATGATCCAACTAACTTCACTCCTCGTAGAGGCGTGATGACAAGATATGCGAAGAAGATGGTTCGTCCGGAATTCTACGGTCTTGTTAACGTTGCTGATTCAGGACTTGTGTAAGCTAATTTAGCTTTTTAAGTCTTAATCTAGAAAAAGGGGCTCTTGTTTGGGCCCCTTTTTTGTTTTCGTAATCTATTCCCAATTACACGATATTTATAAAAGGAAACATTTCTAATCGGAGAATAAAATGGCAGTAACTATATGGTCAGGAACCAGCACTTTCGCTGCAGGTCAAACTCCTTATGGATTTTATGACACTGATAACGCATTCACATCATCAGCAGATCAGTTTGCAGACTGGTCAGCAAAAAGATTAGGTTATCCAATAGTAGATGTTGAAATGCAGTCAGGATCTTTTTATGCATGTTTTGAAGAAGCAGTTACAGAATATTCTGCTCAAGTCAATCAATTTAATATAAGAGATAACATGCTTCATTTGCAAGGTCAATCAACAGGATCTGAGCTGACAGGTAGAAAAATAACACCTACTTTAGGAAGAACAATATTTTTAAGTCAGCAATATGGAACAGAAGCAGGAGCAGGTGGTTATGTTGACTGGAAAAAAGGTAGTATAAGCGTTGTAAGCGGAAGTCAAGAATACGACTTAAATTCATTATACTCAGAAGTTTCTGAATCTGGCAAGGCAATAGAAATTAAAAAAGTTTATCATGATGCACCTGCAGCAGCAAATAAGTATTATGATCCGTATGCAACTACAGGTACAGGAACTGCAAATTTTGTAGATGGATTTTTTGGAACAGGACAGTTTTCTCCTGCTGTATCATTTGTAATGATGCCAGTATTTGAAGATTTATTAAGAATGCAAGCTATAGAATTAAATGATCAAATGAGAAAGTCTGCTTATTCTTTCACTCTAATTAATAATAAGCTGAGTATCTTTCCGAACCCAACAACAGACTATAAAGTATGGTTCGACTATATTATTACAGAAGAAAGAAATAATACTCTAATAACAGGAAGCGGAGAACCTGAGTTGGGGTCTGTAATATCTGACTATTCAAATGCACCATATAATAATATGACATACGAGTTTATAAATGATGTAGGAAAACAGTGGATTAGAAAGTACGGATTAGCTCTTTGCAAAGAGCTTCTTGGCAACATAAGAAGTAAATTTGGTGCAATTCCAATACCTAATTCAGAGGTTAATATGGATGGTGAGACACTAAGATCAGAAGCAGCCACAGAAAAAGAAGGTCTAATTGCAGAATTAAGAGAGACCTTAGAACAGACTAGTAGAAAAATTCTAATGGAAGCTGATAGTGAAGAAAGCACAAGATTACAGGAGAAGCTTAACAAAGTACCACTTAATATCTATATAGGATAATTTAATGGCTGGTAGATTTATAAGAACAAGAGACTTAGAATTCTTTGACACAGTAAACAAAGAATTAGTAGGAGATCCTGTCAATTCAAAAGACGGGATTATTAATCAAGAAGTCGTAATATACAAAGTAGACATATACGAAACATCTACTAATATCTATGGTGAAAGCTCATCTGGTAGAACATATAAAAAAGGTGTTAAGTTAAACTGTATCATAGAAGCAGAGGATTTTGATTTTGAAACTACAGAATTCGGACCTGATTTAAATCAGAGCGGTACATTTTCTTTTTTAAGACAATCATTAATAGATGCAGGAAATTTTGTTCCAGATATTGGCGATGTAATTGACTGGAATTACACATATTGGGAAATTAGTTCAATAAACGAGAATCAGCTCGTTGGAGGAATGCAAGAAAACAATCACTCAGTAGTTTTATCTGCTTATTTATCAGAACCAACGAGGCTTAATATACAAAGACTGAGGTCTAGCTAATGCCTAAGATAATACCACCTCAATTACAAACTAAACAAGATAAGATAAATAGAGGAAACGAGGTAAGAAGAGACACTGACAAAACTAGAAATATTTCAGTTGGCCTTTTAGAAGTAGATTCCGCACTATTTTATTATTTTGAACACGTTATAAAACCAGAAATTGAAGAAGCAGGTGAAACTGTAAAAGTACCATTAGTATATGCAAACGCAGAAAGATGGAAGTCAATAAGAAAAGAAGGTTACACAAGAGATCATAAAAATAAAAGGCTTACACCAGTTATAGCATTTAGAAGAACAAGCTTTGCCAAAGATACTAATATGCCAGTAGATAAGCTAGACCCTTTAAATCCAAAAATACACAGGACATATCAAGCACAGTATACAAGAGAGAATAGGTACGATAAGTTTTCTGCAACACAAGGAATTATACCAAAAAATGAATATTATTCTGTAGCAGTACCAGACTATGTAACTTTAAGCTATGACTTTATAATATGGACAAATTTTACAGACCAGATGAATAGCATAGTTGAAAAGATTAACTGGTCAGAAGGGTCTTACTGGGGTGATGAAAGTAAATTTAAGTTTAGAGCGACAATAGATAGTTTTGAAGACGCAAGTGAGTATGAGACAGCAATAAGAAATATAAAGACAAATTTTTCTGTAACAATCTACGGCTACTTATTGCCAGAAACATTTAGTAATATAACAACAACAGAAAAATACTTTACAAAAAAGAAAATAATGCTTAACGAGACAGCAGAATGAGCAAACTAGTACCAGTAAATAGACAAGTCAGAACTGACAAAGTCAACAGAGGCAGAGAACTAACTCGTACAGGTGATAAAGTAAGAGGCGTTACAGTTGGCTTGCAAGATATTGACTCTGCATTATTTTGGTATTTTGAAAATATTATAAAGCCTGATATAAGAGAAGCAGGAGAAAGAGTAAAAGTACCAGTAATTTATGCTAATCCTGAAAGATGGGCTTCAATACAAAGGTATGGATTTATAAGAGACAATAAAAGAAAAATTATGGCTCCTGTTATAGCTTTTAGAAGAACTTCTATGACTAAAGATACAAACATACCTGTAGATAAATTAAACGCGACTGATCCTAAGATTCACTATATTATGCAGTCACAATATTCAAAAGTCAACAGATACGACAAATATTCTGCAACAAGAGGAAAAATTAAAAAACATGAAATGTACTCAGTTGCAGTTCCAGACTATGTAGTATTGTCTTATGACTTTACTGTATGGACAAACTATACTGATCAGATGAACGGTATAATAGAAAAAATAAATTGGTCAGAGGGTTCTTACTGGGGTGAAGAGGGAAAGTTTAAATTTAGAGCAAACATTGATAGCTTTGAAGATGCAAGCGAGTTTGATTCTAATATAAGAAATATAAAGACAAATTTTTCTGTAACACTCAACGGTTATCTTTTGCCAGATGCTTATCCTCCAACAGCTGACACAACACAACAGTTTATCACGCCTTCTCAATTGACAATGAATGAAAATGGTGACTCTACAATACTTAGTGGAGACGAATCATTGCCGGGTGATGGGACAACAATATTACCAAATAATCCTGGCGGAGTTCAAAATACAACTACAGGCACAGGTGCATCACAAGGAACATTTGGTGAGACACTCACACTCCAAGCAGGCTCAAACTTAGTTTTTTCAGACATCTTATTTGATGGATCTAATCCAGTCACTGCAACAATAGCAATGTCAGATACGCCTGTCTTTACATCAGTGTCAGCATCTTCATTCTCTTCAGAGGGAACAGCATCTTTTGCAGCATTGGTTGTTGACGGTGATGCTGTTGGTCCTGGACAAGAAATTGATGGTGGTACTTTTTAAAAAGTTTAATACTTATCTATAAGGCTATATAGCCGCAAACATATGAGTATATACTCATTCAAATAACTTAGGAGTGCTATTAGATAATGGCTCAAACTGTTAAGATAAGAAGATCCGCAGTAGCGCATAGAGTACCAGATACTAACTCACTTGAATTAGGAGAGTTAGCTGTCAATACTAAAGATGGTAAACTCTATTTTGTAAAAGAAGATGGAGACAAGTCTGTAGAACAAATTCTCACAACGTCTTCAAATATTACAGGATCTTTGCAAATCGATCAACTTACATTAAATGATTCATTTAGTTATGGAAATACAGTTTGGAACGAGACTAGCGGCATTAATCAACTATCAGGGTCGAGCTTTCAGTTCAGGTCTGGAACACCTCCAGAACTACAGATACATAATGGTAACGATGAAGTTATCTTTAAAGTAGATGACAAAGTAGTTGTACTAGGTGAAAGAGATACAACACCAGCAGCAGTTGCAGGAGGAATGTTTTACTCAGGCAGCGGTGAATGGTTTCTTGGATTTGAATAGTATATATAAAAAAAAGAATTTATTGTATAATAAAACAATATTTATACATAGAACTAGATTTGCTTAATAGGAGAATATAATGGCAACATGGAAAAAAGT